CAATCAGCCATTGATTACGTTGATTCAGATATTGCAGGGCAGCGTGAACGCGCTCAGAAATACTTTGATGGGCTAGTAGACTTAGACCATGAAGAGGGTCGATCTAGGGTTGTATCTACCAAAGTTCGTGATGTAGTTCGTGGTGCTAAACCAAGCCTAATGCGTATCTTTATGTCTAACAACAAGTTTGTTGAGTTTACGCCCAAAGGCCCAGAAGATGTTGAAAACGCAGACCAAGCCACGGCTTATTGCCATTGGGTGTTTAACAAGGTGGGTGGGTACAACGTATTAAGCAATGCGATACATGACTCTCTAGTTAAAAAAGTTGGTGTGGTCAAAGTCTGGTGGAACCAAGAAACCATTGCTAAATCGTACACCTATGAAAACCTAAGTGATGACGAAGTACAGATATTAGTCAATAAAGAAGGTGTTGAAGTCGTAGAGCATCGACAAGACATTGAAATGGAAATGGATGAATTTGGCTTAGACATTGAGCGAAATGTTCATAGTATGGTTATTTCTCACAAGTATGAAGAGGGGGAAATGGTCATTGAAGGTATTCCCCCAGAAGAATTCTTTATTGATGGTTCAGCCAAGTCTATTGATGATGCGTATATTGTCTGTCACCGCAGCGAGAAACGCGCAGGCGATCTTGTGGCAATGGGTATAGACCAAGAAGTAGTTGATAACCTAAATGGCTCAGACAACGATTCTTTGATTGGTAACATTGAAAAAATACAGCGTTTTGGTGATGCAGTTCAAGACGATGAAAGTGTGGAAAATGACCCATCCATGCGTTTAGTGTTAGTTACAGAAGCCTATCTGAGAATTGACGTAGAAGGTGACGGCATACCTACGCTTCACAAGTTCTTATGCGGTGGTACTAGCTACGAAGTTTTAGAAATGGAACCTTGGGATAAAGCCCCGTTTGCTGATTTTCAAGTTGACCCAGAACCTCATGCTTTTTATGGTCGTTCATTAGCTGAGTTAGTAATAAACGATCAAGACACCACTACCAGTGTATTGCGTGGAATTTTAGACAACGTTGCTCTGGTTAACACTCCACGCCTTGAAGTTAATGAGGATTTGGTGGAAATGGATGATGTGCTAAATAACGAGATCGGTGCAATCATTCGCAGTGAGCAAATAGGGTCGATTAATCCCCTTACAGTGCCTTTTGTAGCAGGGTCTACACTTCCAGCACTGCAATACTTAGATATGCTAGTAGAAGAGAAAACAGGCATTTCTAAGATGAGTATGGGCGTTAACGCTGACATGCTACAAAACACCTCTGCCACAGCCGCAGCATTAACAGCACAAGCTGGCGCAGGGCAAGTAGAAGTCATGGCTAGAAACCTCGCAGAAGGGACTAAGCGACTATTTCAACTCATGCTACACGTTGCTGTTAAAAACTCCCCTGACGAGCAAATGATGCGTCTGAATGGCAAGTTTGTTCCTGTTGACCCAGCAGTTTGGGATACGGGCATGGATATGGAAATTAATGTTGGTTTAGGAACTGGGCAAGAAGATGCTAAAGCAGCCGCACTAATGCAAACCTTCCAAACACAGCAACAGATTTGGCAAACATACGGGCCTCAAAATGGCTTAGTTAGCATGACACAAATGCGTAACACTTTAGCAGATACTTTGGCATTAAGTGGGTTCAATAATGCAGATCGTTATTATGCACCTATGGATGATGCCACTGAGCAACAGCTAATGGCGCAAATGGCAGAGCAAGCCGCACAAGCCGCACAGAGTCAGCAGGGCGATCAAGTGGCAGAAGCAATGGTTACATCAGAACAGATCAAAGCACAGGCGAAGTTACAAGGCGATCAAATGCGTCTGCAAGGAAAGATGCAAGGAGATAACATTAAAATGCAAGCAGACATGCAAGTTAAAGCTGCTCAAATGCAATCTAAACAAGGTCAAGAATTGGCTGAATTGCAGCTTAAATATCGTGAATTGCAAGCCAGTGATGATTTAGAGCGTGATCAAATGAACCAAGACTTGCTTGTTGAAGCGGCTAGGATACTAGGGCAATACGGCACAGCCGTTGACGTTGAGCGAGTTAAGCGTCTGCAAGAAACCCCACGAATGAGTAATGTTCAATGATTTTGAAAGATCAGGCTGAAAATTTGTTAGCGAATGAGACTTTTTTGGATGTCTTTGTTAGTATGCGAACAAATCAGTGTAATGTATTCTTACATTCTAAGGCTGATGAAGTTGAAAAACGGGAAGAGGCTCACGCAATGTTGAGAGCTTTAAACGAATTCGAGAATACTCTGAAACGGGTTATTACCGATCAGGATATGAAAGATAAACGTCTTAAAAAATAGGTAAGCACCGATTATGGAATCGACTAACCCAGTAAGTTTAGAAAGTGCAGTAGATGCACTATTGCCTCCAATGGAGTCAGAAACAACCGAAGTTAATGAAGCCGAAGCCGAAGTGGTTGAAGTTGAAGAAACCGAAGTTGAGCAGGAAACCGAATTGGAATCTGACGATGATGCTGAATACGCAGAATTAGAAGATGAAGATGAAGGTGAGGAATATGAAGAGTCGGACGAGGAACAAGCCGATCAAAGTGGGCCTGAGACATTTTCTATCAAAGTTGATGGGGAGCAAGTGTCAGTAACCCTAGATGATCTAAAGCAGAGTTTTTCTGGACAACAATATATCCAAAAGGGAATGAAGCAGGCGGCAGCGGCTAGAAAGCAAGCGGAAGAGGCCTATAACGGCTTAAACCAACAGCGGCAGCAACTTGACCAGTTTATGCAGCAAGTAGGGCAAAAAGGTTTGATGTTAGAACCCACTCCACCCACGAAGGATTTGCTTAATGCAGACCCTCTAGGCTACATCGAAGCAGATGCGACTTATCGTGAAGAGATGGGCCAATACCAAATCGAACAGCATGAATTAAAGCAGAATCACGAGGCAATGCAGGTAGAAAAAGCAAAGGCTGACAAGGCCAACTTGGACTACAACTTTGCAGAACTCAAGCGAGTGCTTCCCGATTTTGCGGATGCTAACAAAGCAACCAAAATGAAGGAAAGCTTACTCAAGCAAGGTATCGCAGAAGATTATACTGCCGAAGAAATTGGTGGAATTATTGATTACCGCGCTATGCGAGTTCTAAACAAGGCTCGGCTTTATGACCAAATAATGGCAGGCAATTCTACAGTTGAATCTAAACTGAAAAAAGCCCGTCCATTAATGAAAGCTGGTACAAAAAAGATGCCCGACTCAGCAGCAAAGAAACAACGTCAGCAACTATCTCGATTGAAAAAATCAGGCAGCATTCACGATGCAGCCGCACTATTGTTTGAGTAGTTAACTTTAAAATCATTTAGGAATAATTATCATGGCTCAACCTACCAACACATTTGACACATATGACACAACGGGGATTAGGGAAGATTTATCCAACGTTATTTATGACGTTTCTCCGGACGAAACTCCACTATTAAGTGCAATGGCTAAAGTTAAAGCCACTAACACTTTCCATGAGTGGCAAACCAACACATTGAGGGCAGCGCAGAATAACTTTCATGTGGAAGGAAGTGATACTTCCGCAGCAGCAGTTACTCCCACAGATCGACTAGGAAACTATTCGCAAATTTTCAAAGGGTCTGTAATTACTTCTGGCACAAACGATGTTGTTGAGGCTGCGGGCCGCACAAACTCTGAAATGGCATACAACATACTGCGTGTTGCCACAGAAGTTAAGCTCGATATGGAAAAGGCTTTGTTTGAAAACGTTGCTCGCGTAGCTGGTAATGCTACTACTCCACGCAAATTAGCTGGCCTTGGTGCTTGGTTAAAGACCAACGTAGTAAACATTGGTGCTAACGGAGCCAACCCTTCTGGTAACGTGGGCGGTGCTACTGCTCGGACTGACGGCACAAAGTCAGTATTCAACCAAGCAAAGTTCGATACTTGCATGCAATCTGTGTGGACATCGGGCGGAAAGCCAGACACAGTGTACCTTTCAGCTTTCCAGCTCAACAAGGCATTGGGATTTGTGGGCAATAATAATCAACGCCAAAACGGAGCTACTGGTTCTGTAAACAACAACATTGCGGTCTATTTAACACCTTGGGGCAGCGTTGAATTTCAGCCCGTCCGAGAGTCAAGATCGCGTGATGTTTGGATTATCGAAAACGATAAATTGGCATTAGCCACTTTGCGCCCGATGAAAAACGAAGCGTTGGCTAAAACAGGTGACAACGAGCATCGTCAAGTAGTCTGCGAGGCCACCATGGTCGTGCGAAATCAAGCCGCTTTAGGTCTGATTGCTGATTGCACCGATAGCTAAACATATCTTAGTTATGCACAAGGGGGTGCTTTTGCGCCCCTTTTTTTTAAGGAATAATTATGGCTAAGATTGGCG